TTTTGCGTCGATGATCTGCGCTGGGAAATGTGCGATTCCGCTGTGACGGTATTCGACGATTGCAACAACGTAGCCGCGCTGCGCCAGACGGGCGATCATGCCGACCTTCTGGTAGACATACTGTTTCATCCAGGCGGATCCCTGAATAAATGTGATGCACGGCCAGGTGCGCTCCGGGTGCGCCATCTGGAATGGTGTGAAAATTTCCAGATGAAGATTGTGTGCCTCGTCGTAGACGACCAGCTTGCCGTCATAGACTAAAAAAGCCGCGCCCTCGAGGGTGCAGCGTGCCTGAAGAAAAGCGAAGTCGGGGAGGTTGTTCTGCTCGACGTAGTCGTAGGTCTGGTCGGTGATGCCGTAGGTCTCGACCGTGAGGCCGTGCCGGCCGGCGATCTCTTGGATCAGTTGCAGGAACTTGACCTTTTCCCACGACTTGCTCCTCTTGTCCTTGGTGGATTGCGGGGCCGAGTAGGCCCGCAGGGTTATGAGGCCGGACTCAGGGACGACGCTCTCGACGAACATCTTGCCCGTCTTGGCGGCGCCGTCCTCGACGGCGATGGTGTCGCCCTTCTTGGGGCTCCACCTGTCCCACAGCTCCCGGGTGTCGTTGAGCTTGAGCAGCAGCTCGTCGCTCTGCTTGTCTGCGTACATATCGTGGTAGCAGCGGTGGACGCTGATCTCGGGGTAGATGTCCGTCCCCTCGTAGATGATTTTCACGGGGCAGGCTCACCTCCTCCACGGCGGCAGGGTGTCGGGCGTTTCCACAGTCTCGACGATGGGGATCCGCACGGCCTCGCCGCCCTCGAAGATCAGCACGTCGCAGAGGTCGCGGTTGGCGTCGATGATGGTGCTCGCCATCCGCTCCTCGTTATAGGCTGCCAGCGCGATGCTGTCGAAGGTGTCGCCGCCCTGCGCGGTGTAATCAATATAGCCGACTATCCGCTGTGACATAGGCGCCGCCCTCCCTTCTTGCGAGTGCTTCGAGGATGAAGTCGATGAACTCCGGCTCCAGATCCCGCAGCTTTCGGATCAGGGCGTCCTCGTCGGTGTTTCCGTCGACCTTGATCGTGGGGCTGAAGGACAGACCGCTCAGGTCATAGACCACGGACGTGCCCGAGCCGGAGCTGATGGGCTCATAGCTGCCCTCGTCCATAGCGCCGAGCATTTCGCCGGCGCGGGCCCAGTAGGACAGGTTTTGCGCCCTATATGCAGGATTGAAGCTGATGACGGCCTCGGTCGGGTAGCGCGGATCCCCGCCCGCGATGGACGGGCCGCTCGTGAAGCCGCCGGTTGCGAAGCCGGAAGCCCCGCCGCCCCCGCCGCCGCCGAACAGGCCGGCGATGCTGTTGATGACGCCTGCGCCGAAGCTCACGATCTTGCCGATGACGCTGGCGATGGTGCCGAGCACCGACGCGATGGGCTGAAGCAGCCCCAGCAGGGGGCTCAGGATCGGCATGATGGCATTGAGCAGCGACATCAGGGGCGGCAGCAGCGCCTCGACGATCTGCATGAGAGGGGGCACGAGGGGCATGATGACGCTGTTGACGATCTGAAGCGCGACCTCGAGCAGCGGTGTGATGACAGGCAGCAGGGCCGAGATCAGGCTGGTCAGGACGGGCAGGATCGTCGAGATGATCTGCGTCAGCATTGGCAGGATCGAGGTCAGGATGCTCACGATGGGCGGGAGGATGGCCTGCACGATCTGCATCAGCGGCGGGAGTAGCTGCTGCGCCAGCTCGAGGAGCGGCGGCAGGAAGGCCGAGATCAGCTGCGAGAGCAGCGGAAGCAGCCCGGCGGCCAGTTGCGAGACCATGGGGAGCACGGTCTGGAGGGCCTGCCCCATTCCCATGAGGAATTGCTGCACAAACGGCATACAAGCGTTGAGCGTTTCCGTGATGACGGGGGCGATGGCCTCGAAGGTTTCCCGCAGGATCGGCGCCAGAGCCGTCAGGGTGTTAGCGATCATGGACGCCATCGGCAGCAGCGAGACCTCGGCCGACCTCTTGATCGCCTCGAAGGCGCTGCCGAGGTCGTTGTACTTCACGTCGTTGATCTGCTGGAGAGCTGCCGCGCCGTCGTAGGCTGCGGTCTCGATACTCGCCAGCACCGGCAGCACGCCGGCCTCCAGATCCTCGAACTGTGTGCCGAACAGGGCCACGCCGGCCGCGTTGCGGGCGAGGGGGTCGTCCATGCTGTTGAGGGCTTCGACGGTGTCGAAGAACGCGGCCTCTGCGGTGTCTCCACCTGCGGCGAAGGCCGCGAACATTTTGTCGGCGTTGAGGCCGAGGCTCTCGAAGGCTTCCCGGCTCGTGTCGCTGCCGTCCTTCGCTCTGATGTTGAACTCCTTGACGGCGTCGCCGACCTTGTCGATGGAGAACAGGCCGGCGTCAGCGCCCTCCACGAGGGTGCCGATGAACTGGTCGGCGCTGAGGCCGAGAGCCGCAAACTGCGGGCTGTACTCGTTCAGGGTGTCCAGCAGGTCGCCGTTTTTGTCTGCGCCGTTCTGCGCGCCCACGGCGATCAGGCCGTAGGCTTCCTCGGCGTCGATGCCGAAGTTTTTCATCAGGGCCGACGCTGCCCGGGCGCTCTCGCTGACATCGTAGTCGAACACGTCCCGCAGGTTGAAGCCGGCGGCGGTTGCCCGCTCCAGAGCTTCGCCGGTCAGGTCGCTGGCCTGCTGCGTTGCAGCCAGACCGTCAGCCACGTCGGCGAAGTCATCGCCGAGCCCTTGGGCGTAGATGTTCTTGACGCTTTCACCGAGCGCGTCCAGCTCGTCGCCAGTCGCCCCGGTTGCTGCCGAGAGCTGATTGATGGCCGTGTTGTACTCGTTGCCGAGGTCGGCCAGATACTTCCCGGCCTCCACGACCGCCTTGCCTGTTGCGACTGCGATGCCGCCCACAGCGCCGCCGACGGCCACGGCCTTCCAGTTGACGTTTTCCAGCTTGCCGGTGACATCGTCCAGCGCCTTGCCGAGTGACGGGTCAATGGTGCCGGCGAGACTCACGACGGCTTGCAGCATTTTATTTTTGGCCACTGGCGTCACCTCCTCCTATGCGGCCGGATGTGGGGGATCCTCGGCTTCGGGATCTTTGCCCGCTGCTTTTTCGCCTCCTCGGCCGCTTCGTAGTATTCGAGCAGGAAGTCGGTCAGGCGTTCCCGTCGGAGCTCTCCGACTGAGATGTGGAAGGCTCGGGAGTAGTCTCGGACGAGCTCTCCGAGTCGTTTTGCTCGGAGGGTGCCCCCGACCTCGTTGTGGTAAAATTTCGGCCGATCCTCACCAGCTCCATGACATCGGGCCCGCTGATGCGCTCGAGGTCAGCGATGTCGATGTCGGGGTTGACGGCGGTGATCGCCATCATAGCGAGGTAGAGGTGCATGGAGTAGTCGAGCTCGGTGGCGCCGGCGCTGCCGCCGGCCTTGTGGGTGGTGGCGCGCAGCTTCAGCGCCTCGGCCTCGGCGAACATTCCCACGGTGATCGCGCCGGTGTCATAGGTCAGGGTCTTGACCTTCTTGCCGTTGATGGTGATGGGGTTGCTGAGTGTCAGCTTTTCCATGGTCGTTGTCTCCTTTCGTTGATAAAAAGAGGGACGCCGCCCACCTCGGGCGGCGCCCATCTGTTGTTACAGCACGCTGCGCAGGTCTTTGACGTAGTCCACGCCGCCGATGCGCATGATAGTGTTGAGCTGGTCGATCAGGCAGAACTCCTCGCCGGCGACGAAAACCTGATAGCGGCTCACGGCCAGCGTGACCTCGTTCTCCGAAGGGTTGCCCGGATCCACGGACAGGCCCGGGATCAGCTTCGGGACGCAGCGCATGAACGCCTTGCAGCCTTCGGTCTTGGTGGAGCCGTCGGCGTACTTGACATCCTGCGCCCATCTGACCTCCAGCGTCTTGCTCTCGAGCTGCACCATGGAGCGCAGCCCCTTGTCGATGCCGATCTTGGTGATGGCGGCCTCCATGCCTTCGATCTGGCCGGTCATGGGTGCGGTGTAGGTGCCCATCGCCTTATAATCGGCGGTCACATGGGTGACGGCCGGCAGGGTGATGGTCACGTCCTTGGCGACGAGGACGCCGTTGATGTACACGGTGTCGGCGAGGATGGGGCCCTTCAGGTCAAGCCACAGATTTGCCATTACTCGTCACCTCCTTCGTAGTAGACAGAGAAGCCGGCGTCGGTGTATGCGACGTACACGCTCGCAGACTTGAGGGGCGGGGTCGGGGTGACGGCGATGTCCCAGCGGAAGTCGCCGTTCATGATGTCGGTGGTGCTGTTCTCGCTCTCGAGGAACACGATCTGCGGCTCGCCCAGCAGCGCGCCCATGCTGACATACCCGTCGAGCTTCTCCTGCTCGCGGTTGATGATCTCGTCCTTGAGCGCCCGGGTCATGGGCTCGTCGATGCGCGGGCTCCACTCCCTCTGGAAGTCGTTGGTGATGTGCATGAGCATACGCATGGACACGTCGAAGATCGCCCGGGGATCCACGTCGGCGCCGTAGGTGTAGGCGGCGGTGTGGTCGCCCCACAGCACCCACTCGCCGCCCCATGCGACGGCCGTGCTGATGCCGTTCTGCGTCAGCTCCTTGCCCTCCTGCTGGCTGAAGCCGCGGTTGGTGGCGTTGGCCCCAAAATACTGCTTGATGATGGGGATCGCCTTGTTGCCGCAGGTCTCCATCGGCACGCTGTTGTGGCTGAAGTCGGCCCGCATGAGCTCGACCACGGCCAGCGTGCTCAGGTGGTAGATGTTGCCGAGGTTGTCGATGCCCTGCGGCCAGTAGACCTTGGATCTCTCGTTGTCGAAGGCGTTGCTTTTCTTCCACGCGACGGCCTTCTCGATGGTGTCGACCGCCGTGGCACCGACCTGCGCCTCGTCGACCTCGGCCTGCCCGACCGCAGAGGATCCGCTCACAAGGGGCAGATCAGCCACGACGAAGGCGTCCCAGTGGCCGTTGATCTTCTGGCTCGCGGCGAGCATAGCGTTGTAGACCGCCGGGCTATGGCTCCATCCGGGGGCGGCAATCAGGTTGCAGACCGCGAACTGCTCGGGGTAGAGCAGCGCGATGGAACTCAGGCCGCTGTACTCGCCGCCGGCCGTCACGCCGCCGATGATGTCGTCGTCCTCGATGGCGCTGTCGTCCACCTCGTAGAAGCTGGCCGTCAGGGTGCCGGTGAGCGGGGAGTCCGCGATCAGGCTGGTGATGATGACGGTGCCCTTGGTGAAGTTATAGTCCACAGCGTAGTCGGTGCCCTCGGCGTAGTCGCCGCCATCGCTCTTGGCGATGGTCATGGTGTCGAGGATGATGGTGGAGCTCGCAAACTCGGCCCGGCCGCCCGTGAAAGAAAGCTGCTGGGTGGTCTCGGTCGCCTTGCGGTGCTTGCCCGCAGACGGGTCGAGGACGTTGATGACGTAGATGGGGCCGATGTTCCCGAGGGTGTTGTTGAAGTGCGCGTTCATGACCTCGCAGAGCGTAAAGGTGCCCCAGTCGGCCGCATAGCCGAGCTTGCGCTGCGCGTCGATCATGTTGCTGAGCTTGATCGGCTCGTTGATGACGCCGGCGTCTGCGAAGCCGCGCACGAGGTTGACGGGTGCCGTGCCGATATAGACCGGCGTGGTGCCCGCCTGTACGGCGCTCTGTGCCACAGTTTCACCCATGTGGCCGTATGCGCCGTAGAGGTATTCATTTGCCATCTGCTTTTCCTCCTTTGCATAAAATTAGAGCAGCCGGCCGGCTGCCCTTAAAGCAGGTGTTGGTAGTCCTTCGGCGTGCGTGTCAGGGGCTCCTCGGCAGAAAACTCCACCCACGCGAACCAGTAGGGGTAGAAGTCCGGGACGGCGTCCTGCTCAGAGACAGGGCCGAAGGTGATGCCGTCCTCCTTCATGACGCGCAGCGAGCCGATGTACTCGGCGTTCTCGATCATGCGGAGGGCCGTGTCCACAAAATTCCATGCGTCGCGCCAGCCCTCGCCGTTTTTCTCGAAGAAGGCTGCGGCCTCCTCGTTTTGCCACTGGACGTATGCGCCGCTGCCGTCGTTTTTCGGTTTGAAGATGTCGCGCCCGTGGTAGCCGGGATCCCACGCAGAGAAGCAGAGCCGGATCTTGATGCTCCTCGAGCTCATGGTCAGGCTGTCGGTGCCCTCCACGATCTGCACGCAGACCGAGGGGATGGGAGCCGGCACCTTTGGGGGCAATCTGTCCTTCGACGGGACGAAAAGCGAGAACGCGGTCGGGTTGACCAGCTTGTAGGGGTAGGAAGCGTCGGTCGCGCTGTCGTCGGGGAGCTTGAGCTGCACCATCGGGCAGACGGTGGAGTCCAGCCACTCCCGGACGGTCTCGATGCTGTTGACTATGGACACGGCTGCACCTCCTTTACATGGTCACGGTCTGGCCGAGTGCGATGGTGGCGACGCCCATGTCCTCGCTCCAGTCGTTGACGATATACTCGCGGCCGTCGATGTTGAGCCCTTCGCCCGCCGGGCGCCGGGGCGGCAGATCCTCGACTGCTGCATACAGCATGAGGGACGACTCTGCCACGCCCAGCTCTTGCCCCCCTTGGCGTTCTTTCAGGGCGTTGTCATCCAGCACGACGGTGATGGTCTTGCCGTCGACCTTGTGCTCCTCACCGAACTCGGCGAGGTTGAGAAACACGAGGCGGCGGTCGTCAGCGACCATTTTCTTGAAGTCGAAAGCCATTAGACGGGATCTGCGGCGCCGATCTCGGGGGGCTTCTCGTCGTCGCCGTTTTGGTCGTCGCCATTCTGGCCGTCGTCGGCTGCCGCCTTCGCCTTCTCGATGGCGTCGATGATGTCAGCCTTCTTGCGCATGGCAGAGGCGTCCACGCCGTAGGCGGTCGCCACTTCCTTCAGCTCGTCGAGTTTCATGTCCTCGTCGTACTCGGGAGCGGCAGGCGTGCCGTCGGGCTCAGATGTCGCCCCGGGCTCCCGCTCCGGCTCTGCGGCCGGGGCAGGGGCCACGGGCTTCTCGTCGACGTACTTGGCGACGCCTTTCTTGACCAGACGGGCCTCGAGCTCGGGGTCGAACTTCTGAGGCCCGTCCGCGTTGGTGATGGGGACGACCTTGCGGCCGTTGTAATAGCCGAAGGTGCCCGCGATGATCTGGATCATATTCGTGCTCCTTTCCTTGGTCTTAGGCGGTGGCGGTTGTCACGGTGATCGGCACGGTGGAGTCGTCCGTCAGCGTGGCCGTGCCGCCGGTCACTTTCCCGGTGCTGTCTGCGGTGAGGGCGATGCTCTTAACAGACTTCCCGTCTGCTCCGGCGGGCCCGGTTGCCCCGGTATCGCCTTTGGCACCATCCGCTCCGGCGGGGCCCTGCGGGCCAGTTTCTCCAGTATCACCCTTCGGGCCCTGCGGGCCGGTTTCGCCGGTGTCTCCCTTGGGGCCTTGCGGCCCGACCTGCTCGTTTTGCACGCCGGCCTCGAGCTTGTTCAGTCTTTCGGCGGTGATGATGTCGCCGTCTTTCCACTCGGTAGGTGTGTAAGCCATGTTTGTCACTCCTTTCCTACAATGGCTGCGCCGACCGTCCCCCTGCCGACCGCAGCGGTGTCAACAGGGGGTGTTATTCCCCCAGTACGTCGGCAACGATCCACGGGTTTTTGTTGTTAGGGATCAGCAGCGGGCGGCTGGAGATGGTCAGCGTGCGGGTGTTGCCCTCGGCGCTGGACACATACTTCGGCACGCGGCGGCCGGCGTAGGTGTGGAACTCTCCGTCGGCCTGCTCCACCTGGGAGACGGCGCCGTAACAGGTACGGCCAGCAGCGGGGGCGGTGAGGATGCACTTGCCGCTCGGGATGTAGAGCTGATCGTTGCCGTCGTCGTCGGTGTAGGTCTCGTCGTAGGAGATCACGCTGATGATGCGGCCGTTGATGTTCAGGCGGGCCATGATGGACGCGCCGGGCGCCAGCTCCTCGGGGGCGACGGAGCCCAGCTCATAGCGGCGGTTGTCGAGCATTTCCTTGATGTCGGGATCCTCGACGATGGCGTCGGCCACGTCCGGGGAGCACACGAGGTCAGCAGCACGCAGGCCGCGTCTGGTCAGCATACGGGCCATCGCGCCGAGGTCGGCGCGGATCTTGGCGCCTTCTGCGTCCCACTTGATCGTCGGGGTGTAGGTGGCGGGGTTGGCGCCCTCGGAGTAGAAGCGGATCTCCATCTCGTCGCTCTTGTCGGCGTCGTCGGCGATGTGCTTCATGATGCAGCCGTTGGTCAGCATGGTCTCGGCGGCCATGGCCTCCTCACGGTTGGTAATGAGGTCGCCCAGCTCGTCAGCGTCACGCATGATGAGCACCTGCTGGCGCTGCTCAGGGGTGAGCTGAGAGTACAGGGCCTCACCAAAGCCGCGCTTGCGCAGCTCGTCGAGGGTCAGGGTGCGACGGGGAGCCACGAAGGGCGGGGTATAGCGCTCCATGGTGTAGCCCTTGCGCAGGATGGTGACGCCTCCCTTGCGGGGGGCCACGAAGGGTGCGAGCTTGCGGGTGCCGTCGCGGTACTCCACCAGCACATCCTCGGTGGCGAAGATGTCGGTCGCGTCGTTGGTCGGGAAGTATCTGTCACGCAGGAAGGTCGTCGCAGGGATGAGCTGCTGGACGGCCATGAGCAGCGTGTAGGTGTCGTAGAAGTTAAAAGGCATGATCTTGTCCTCCTTCTCTTAGTAGTCCAGCGCGTCGCTCAGCAGGATGCCGGCGTTGCGCATGATCTCCTCGTCAGCCGCGACGAGGGTGTAGGAGCCGTCGGTGGACAGCTTGTTGCGTGCGAAGTGCCCGGTGCGGTAGGCCGTAGCGGTGACGGCGGTGCCGGTTCCGGTGTCGGTCTCGTCTGCGAGGATATAGACGGCGTTGGTCGCCACGAGGGCCGCAGCGGCCGCAGACAGCTCGCCGCCGGCCGCGCCAGTGATGACGGTGCCGCGGGCGAGTACACCCTGAGACGCTGCCAGAGTTACGGTCACGACGTCGGCGACGGGCTCGTTGGTGACGATCAGGCCGTCGTAGTCCACGGTGCCGATGTTTTCATCCAGTCTCTTGCTCATTACTTCTTACCTCCGTTCTTGGTGGTGTTGTAGATGCTGACGATGGCGTCGACCTTGGCCTTGTCGTCGGTCTCGCTGCCTTCCTCGCCTCCGTTGGGGGCGGCTCCGACCTGACCTGCGCCGGAGTCAGCATTGTCGAGGGCGGCGTCCTTCAGGTGCTTGGCGCCGAGGGCCGCCTGCTTCTGCATGGCCTTGAGCGCGAGCTGCTCAGCGGTGCAGGTGTTCTCGCCGTACTTGGCGTCCCTGACGAGCTGAGCGTCGCCCACACTGGCGGCGATGCTGTCGATGGCCTCGATGAGCTGCGGGAGAGCGAGGGCCTTGACCGC